TGGGGTGGATGGCTTTGTCCCTCCAGTTAAGAACATATTGAGTGCGTCTGATGTTGAATTCCCATTCAACCTAGCGCTGGTGTTATCGGCAGCCGTAGCGGCACTGACTGGGTTGGCGTAAGAGGGTGTCGAAGACGAAGTCGGGGAAATTGGGGTGTTGTCACTCAACTCGAATGAAGTATTCTCAACAACACTCTGGCTTACCTTAGTGAGAGCGTCACTGAGTTGTGCTCCCGCTTCTAATGAGGTTGGGTTACTAACACCAGCAAATAAGAAGGCGTTCACTCCGTCCAAGATCACCGCATTTGCAGGATTCGAATACCCCTTACCCCCCGTGGCGTCTAGGATGATACCTGCACGGGTCTCATAGTAGGCCTTTTTAAGGCTGCGCCATCGACCCCACGGGAACGGGGTCACCAATTCATACCCCTTCTCATCAGTGTAAGGCTGAGAGGATAGAATTTTTTGGTAATAGGTCATATTCAACCCACCACCAGTCCAGTTCTCCTTAGTAAAGAATGGGGCTCCAACCTTAAGCACCCCACCTGAAGCATTTCTTGCAGTAACAGTAGCCCCCCCAACAGATTTATCAGCTTTGTATGTCAAATCGCTAGCAACTACTTTATCCACCTGTGGGCGGAAACACGCCACATCAGTATCTGACGCAGTAGCCCACGATGTCCCCATATTTTTCTTATAGAAATCGCTTAAAGCTTGTTGAGACGGAGTAGGTTGCTCCTGTGGCAGAGTTTTCAAAGTCGCCACGGGGTTTGTCAAAAGTGAGTTTGGATCAATGGACACTTTAAACGGGGTCTGCTTGAACAAAGCTGTTGGGTTAGAGGCTGCATTAGCGGCGGCGGTATACGCACCCGCCGCTGCAGACGTGGTAGTTGACCACTGCATTACCAAGTTTGGTTGAGTTGCCAAGACATCCTTCCCCGTCTCTGCGCTAGTTGTGTTAAACATTGGCCGCTTACGAATGGTGTCTAAGGTGATTGCCATTGTAGCAACACCACCTTGTTGATAATTTAGGCTGACCATTTTTATGTACCCGTACATATCTTTGTGAGGGATGTACATGGGAAACCCAAGACGCAACTCAGGCCGCATAGGAATCGTGATGCTGTAGGTGCGGAATCCCCTATTCTGACGATTCATTTCGCTTACAGCAAATGCATAGGCGGCAACCTTATCATGGCACCTTAACCAAGGAATGGGAGTAGCGGGTTGTTCTCGAAGCCCGAATCTAATTAATTTTGGGATATCTGTGTGGGTGACAATTTGGTTGGTCATATCCACGGTTGGCCCAATCCCCGAGTTTGTCCACGCGGGCTGCATATTAATACGAGTGAATTTAATCGCAGCCTGATCCTCGGACTCCGACTCACTCTCTATCTCTGATAGATGCACTATAAACGGGTTGTTATCGGAGGTGATGTTATCCACGGGGGTGTTTCCCCCTGCAGGTGATTTTTCATTTCCGAGTTTAGTCACGTCCAGATTATAGAGAGGGGGCTTGAAGATAATCATCCCATCAATATCTTGGTACCCCTCGAATCCAATAATTTGAGTAAGAGTGCGAATTCGGTCGAGGCGACACGTAATGTTTCCATTAACGAGAGTTACATCTCCAACGCCGTAGTCTGGTAAATACTCCCTTAATGTAGCTAAGAATGGGTCTGCTGCAGCGCCGTCCCCATAGCGAGCGTCTGTGGGGCTGTTCTTCCCCACACGGTCGGACTCCGACGCCATCTTTGAACTACTTGCACTTCCCTTGGCATCGGTTGCATTTGTGCACTGATCTTTAGATAAAGGTACAGGATGTATGGGGTTATCGGGTGACTGTTTGCTCGGATTGAATAGAGTGTTACCTAGTACCCTAGTATCTTTAAGCACACTTAGGAGAATGCCGTTCCATTTATTAATATACCCCTTCTCTACTGCATTTGAAAACTCATCTCTACTTGCCTTTACCCCTGTCAACGCATTCAACTGAAATTGATCAAAAGAAAGTGCCTCAGCGAACTCTGCCGCAAGCTGATCATACACATTCATATTGCTGTAACGAGTAATAGCCCCAGTCATCTTATTAGGTGAGTTGGACATACCGGAGGGGTTCAAGTCTTGGTAAGTGAACGCTAGAAACTGTAGTACTCCAATGCATTGAATAGAAATAGTCAAGGTAGACCCTGTATCCTGATGAGAAATGTGGGTAGTCACACCGTTGAAGACTCTATAGTAAATTGTGTTCTTGACCATAATCCCTGAAGACGACGTCGCTAATCCCGATTTAGAGGGATAATATCCTTTTGCGAACGCTTTTACATGCATCATGCTCTCGATGAGATTGTTTCCCCCCGGAGCCATATAAAGATGCTTATCCTGTGCGGGCACAATCAAGGTGATGCTACACGAGGGGGTTAGATTATCTACGTCATAACTAGCTTGGAACGAGCTGAGGTGATCGTTAAAGCTGACGGTCGTGTACGGCTGACCCTCATCTTTCACAAAGTAGTTATTGATGTAGGGAGAATTATCTAGGTACACCAAGACGTCGGGACTCGTTTTGATTATTTCGCGAGATTGCGCCGTTTGAGAAATATTGCGAATTGTATTACTTGTACTCATTCATTCATTCCTTAATCAATGCCTGTATCAATGACAATAGTAGTCGTCTTTGGTGCCGTTGGGACTAATACTGTAGTCCACCCCGGCCCAAAAAAATAAGCGTATGATTGGGCATTGTTCATGATTCCAGCATAAGAACTTGGCATTGGAGGAGGAACTGTAACAACTTGAGTGGGAGCTAACGCGGTAGACATAGCCACCGTAGGGGAGGGGGTAGAGCTCCCGGAAGATTGAGGTGGTGTTGCTGCCGCTACTTGTTCTGCTGTCTGGGCTGGAGCCCAACTTAATGTTGCTTGCATCGCTGCGGCAGCGGTGGAACTAAACATTGAATTAGATATGTGCGCATTAGGCGATGGTAATGCAGTCATAGAAGGTGTTCCTTGTTGAAGTCTCTGCATCTCCTGCTGTGTTGCTGTTGTATAGTAATTGCTGTAAGAGTGCCCTCTCTGAGTATTTGTGTCCAACAAATTGCTATTGTAGGGGGATGTTGAACGGAATTGTTCCTTCCAAGACAGGAATGATAATTCAAACGTGGCTGAGTAGGGCTTCTCGGCGTCAAAATGGACACTGAAAGAGTCGAACATCCCGCTCCAAATAAAGTTCCCTACTGTCAACTCCACATCCTGATGGCATTTAATAAATTTGCGAGACACCCCTTGTAACGTCCCCGAGAATGCCTGCTCCCCTTCCCAGAAATACCCATTACTTTCATAAAAGGAAGTCAAGGCCATGAGGTTGCGATATGATTTGGTAAAATAGGAATATTCATCTGCCAACCCTAGAGAGAAATATTCTCCCGCCGTCGTTCCTGACATACTAACTCGTCCAAGCCCTTCTCCCCATACTCCAAACTGCCATCCATCGCGGGTTAGTGCTTGTTGATCAATGGTCTCCCTGTTAACCTGTATGGTGGTGGGGTTGACTAGAAACCGAAAAGTAGCGGTGTTATTAAGATTCGGGTTTCCGCTCGAATCAAATCCTCGATGTGGGATGCGAACTGTTATATAGTCTTTAAACGCTGCCTTCGCCGCTTTAAGGTAGAAGCTGCTAGCGGTTACTGTATTTGGGTTAGCTCGGGATATGTTCGTTTGCCCTGCAGCCAAGACACTGTTAGGCTGAGCACTAAACGCGTTAATACCACCACTCAGTGTAGTGCTCTGATTAGGGATCGACACTTGATTTGGAATGAATTGTTTCTCACCCCTAATTGGTAACTGGATGGTAGCCCCCGACGTTGCCTTGGAGAAGTCGCTAAGATCATTAGGATCGGGGTTTGCCGTGGGGTCAATATATAGGGAGGAAGCAGCCGGGGGTAGCGTCCCGATGGCGGGGGTTGTTGCGGGAGTAATGCTTCCCACGGTCGGCTGAACGTTCGGCACCACCTGCCCATTAGGGAGAACAGTGGATGTAGTACCATCGGGATTTGTGATGATCGACATAAACTACCTCGGTAAGTAAAGCTGGTTGATCGTCCGTTCCACTTGAAACACAAAGGAAAACGTCCATTGAAATGGTTTTTCCGCGCTCATTTGCCACGAGAGCGATTTAAAAAATCCATAATACGTGTTTGACTTGTACCGCATTGTGACATACCCACGGGTCAGGATGTCATTATTTCGGGCGTTCATTTGAGTATTTGATATACCAGTTGTAGAAGAATACAGTGAAGTCCCGGCTTGGGTTAAATCCTGTCCGGTATTCTGGTACCTATCATTGTGATACCACACATTCCCGTTCATTTTGAATAGGGATAAAAACTCAACAAAAGCATCTTGAGCTGCCACACGCATAGCCTCCGAAATATCCGGAACTCTCTCGTTTTGCATCAGCATTGTGTAATCGCTGGGAGTGGTGGGAGAGGCCGCTCCCGGTTGAACAGGCCCTGCTGCTGGAGCTCCTCCCATCCCCGCTGGAGCGTAAGTAGTGATCACCTGACCATTAGGGGCTGAGCGAAAGCGATACCCGCTCATAAGTAGCTGCTGGAGGGTATCACTCACCGTCGAAGTGCTGTAGAAATCAGTCAACCCCATCTGGTTCATGAATACACCCGTTGTACACTGACCCTCAATCGTATCAGCCTGCATCCCCCACATTGTGAGGTGCCATCCGGTGCGCGTTTGTTGCTGATGAAAATTATGCTTCGATGTAATGTTGAACTCTTTCATAGAAGCGTTCAAACGAATCTCTAACGGAATCTGATTGGTGGGATTAGCTGAGGGATTAACCGGGAGCCACTGACTCCCGTCTCGCTTCAGCATAACCTTGAAAACAACGGGTGCCTTAGTCTTGCTGACTCTTGGATTCCCTGTTAGAAGATTGGGGTCTTTATACCACGGGGTTACATCGAGTCCGGCTTCGATGTACAGCTTAGGGATTAACGCTGCGACATCATCAGCGCTAGCTGAGACTGGGGGCAGCCCTGTAGCCGCTACGATAGACCGATTGAAATTAGCTGAGGTTCCTGTGGGGGTTCCCTGTGATTGGGCTGAAGTTGTGGGTGCCCCTCCTCCTTGTGACACCACCTTTCTCCCATAATCACTAACTTGAGTAGCGTTAGGAGAGTTGTATAAGGTAGCTATCAAAGCAGCACTCCCCCCATCTATGGAGTTGGCCTTAACCGTTGCGACGTTCTGAAGCGCTGCAGAAGCGTATGCGTTCACAATAGGATTCATGATGTTACTTGTGTCAAGAACCACGGAGGTCATTTGAGTACCGTTTAAATCATAGGTGCCATCGGCATCTGTGGGAACCAAAACAGTCTTACCTATCATCCCACTACCGCTGTTAATCTGCATCATCCCATAGCTGGTTGTTCCATTGCTATCAGGATTTCCCTGAGTTAAGGTAATAGGATTTGTCCCCCCGCTAGACTCTTGAAGAGCAAGCTGTGCCGATAAAGTAGCGTTTAAAGGAGGATTGTAGCCTAATGAAGCATCATAAAGTATTGCCCAATTAGCGTCAGGGAGTTTTCCCGGGAATGGGTTAGGTGGAGTGGGGGGATAAGGAGGATAAGACATTACAATAGATCCCCTAGTGGGCTTTTAGGGATTCTGGCAGGAGTATAATCG